GACTGCCTCGCCCATCCAGTCCTTGGTGTCGCTACCAAACATGGCTACCAGTACACGCAGGTTAACCTTGTTCAGCAGCAGCCCTTTCACGTCCCCACGGAAGTGCAGTGCCAGTTTCTTTTCCTTCTCCTGCCCAACCAGCTCCTCGGTAACGGCAGAAATAACTACGTTCATGCCCTTGTAGTTGGTGTCCTCTTTCTTCAGCCAGTCACTGTCACTTTTCAGATAATCGTCGATGTTCATCACTGTTTCCTCGCGGTCTGGCTTGCTGAATTGCTGCCAGTGGGATACAGTCTGTCTCACAGCATCGAGGCTGTCAACACCCTGGAGAAATAAAATGCAAGGCAAGATCAACGTGAGGATCGAGCAGCGGCTGGTAGCAGAGCTGGTAGACATAGCAGCACAGGAGCGAAAAACCCTTAGCGACATTACCCGCGAGGCGCTGCTGGCTTATCTGGCGAGGAAGGCGAAATGAAGACACCAATGGAAGTTCTTTTGATGGAACTGGTAAAGCATATTGACTGCATAGACTCTAAAAACGAGCAGCGCAGGATGCTCAACATGGAGCAAAGGGTGCTGGGGATGCTGTTTCTCTTGAACCAGTGCGAAATGATAACCGAGGAGGAAAGGTTTAGAGTTATGAGCGTGCTTAACTCGGTCAGGTATGGCGGCATCAAGGCTTTCGACCCCTACATGGAGGCCATAAGCAAGGTTAAGCGATGAAAAAAAGCCCCCGATACAGGGGGCTAATCAACTCACAACATTCGATAGGAATTATACATGAAATATTCCGTATTCCCCGACCCGTTCGCAAAGTCTATGGTGCTGGTTGACCAGAACTGGGAGACTTTTGTTGACCAGCTGCGGTCGCAGACACCACGCGCTAAATCAAGCTCACAGCTGATCAAGCTGGCTACATTCAACGGGGTGCCGAACACGCTAGGGTGCCTGCGTTACGACTCAGCAGTGACGGCAATATATGGCATCGAGTGCGACTATGACGCAGAGAAGATGTCGCCTCATGAAGCGCATGATCGGCTGCAGGCTGCAGGCATCCAGTCGGTAGTGGTAACGACGCATAGCCACACACCAGAGGCCCCCAGGTGGCGTGTATTTGCCAATCTGAGCAGGCCGCACGAGCCACGCGAACGCGCTGAGTTGGTAGGCCGCATCAACCATGTACTCGGCGGGGTTCTGGCTGGAGAGTCCTACACGCTGAGCCAGTCTTACTTTGTTGGCGCTCCCCCTGGTGGTGAATACCTGGTGCTGCCTGTGCATGGTGTGTGTCTTGACCTGCTGGCTGATATGCCATCTATCGGGCCAGTCAGGGCAAAGCCAGAACCTGGGCAGGCTGCAGAGGCCGCAGACCTGCACCACACTGTGCTGGATATGACCAAGGCCATGGTGGTCAGTGGATGCCAAGAAACTACAATGCTCGAGGTTATGGGCAGCCTCACCCAGTACGTTGCCCATCATGACGCACCACGGGCGCGGGATATGCCTGGGGAAATATTCAGGGCGATCAGGGGCGCTCAGGAGAAGTATGGGCAGCCATCGCCAGTTGACCCTGACACCATTCCTGATCCGATTGACGTTGATGCTGGCGCAGAGACTGTAAAGGCTGACGTGTGGGTTGTGCGTGGCCTTATCGAAGAGGGTCAGCATGGATTGCTGGCTGGCCCGTCAGGAACCTACAAGTCATTCATCTGCCTGCAGCTCGCCTACTGCCTAAACAACGGGCTGCCATTCTTCGGGCATAAGGTGTGCAAGACCGGAAAGGTTCTCTATGTGAATGGAGAAGGCACCCGAAACAGCATCATGCGGCGCTGGCGTGGTCTGCTGCGCAAGCGTGGTAAAGGTGTCGGCGGCTTCCACGTCTACCCTGAGAACGTCACTATAACCAACCCTCTGGAGATGGAGAGGCTAAAGGCATTCATCGAGAAGCATGGATACATCATGGCTATATTCGACACCTTCAGCAGCCTTGCTGGGCGAGTAGGAGAGAATGACGCAGGAGAGATTGCAGACGCACTGGCGAGGGTGAAGCGTTGCTGCGGTGACTGCCTGTCTATGATCGTTCACCACTACGGGAAGAACATCGAGAACGGCATACGTGGCAGCTCTGCGTTCACGGGTAACGTGGATTTCAGCCTGAAGGTGGTACGCGTAAATGACGTGGTTACGCTATCTAACGAAAAGGAGCGTGATGGGTCACCGTGGAAAGGCACAATTATTGAGGCTGAAGTTGTGCCGCTGGGGATCTTTGACGAAGAGGGCGAGCTAACCACCCTGGTTGTGAATGAGGGTATCCAGCCGATAAGACTGTCTGGTGCGCAGATGGCAGCAAGGGCGCTTTACTCTGCCTGCTATGAGGAGGGCGAGCCAGTCACCAAGCCGCAATGGTTGGTCAGGTTCAAGGCAGACTTTGAGAGTACCAACCACCCAAGGGATCAGCAGAAGGCAATCGAGCAGGGTTTGGTGGCTGAGATAAAAGAGGGCAAATCGGTCAAATATGCCGCAAAATAGCCAATACCGTTTTCAATACCGGTCATTTTCCAATACCGGTATGATACCACCAATACCGATTCGGCTGCAGCCCAGCAACCACGCGGGGTACAGCCGGTATTTGAAAACCTCAAAAACAAAATACATACCACCCACACTCTATAGAGTGGGGGTTGGTATTGGGAGTATTGAATTGATATGGCTTTGCTTGCCCTACCCACCCACAGTGAACAGCTACTACCGCTCTGTTAATGGCCGCTCTATCTTGTCCAAGGTGGCGAGGCAGTACAGGGCTGCAGTGCTGGAACTGGTTAGCCAGCCGCAGCCATTCAAGGGCAGGCTAGCGGTGGTGCTGCATGTGTATCCACCAGACAAGAGACGACGCGACCTTGATAACGCCGCTAAGGGGATTTTAGATGCACTGCAACATGCTGGCGTGTACCTGGATGACAGCCAGATTGACCGATTGACGATTGTGCGCAAGACTGTCGTTACCCATGGGCAGATACTGGTGGAAATAGAGGATGGCCACACAGGCGACAGCTAAGCACAAAGAGGTCAAGGCTAGGCGCACCAGCATGGCTGGTATGATTCTGGACCGCTTGTCTCGCGTAGCTTCTGGTGAAGAGGAAATGACGCCTAACCAGATCGCTGCAGCCAAGATATACCTGAGCAAGACACTGCCTGATCTCAAGGCAGTCGAGCACAGCGGCGAGATTGACTCAAAGCCTAGTGCTATCGAGATAACGGTCAAAAGATGAAGGTCAGTCTAGAGGTGGCTCCGGTCTTTGAGCCGCTGCTAGAGCGTCACCGATACCTGTGTGCGTGGGGTGGTAGGGGCAGTGGCAAATCGAGGCTGTTTGCCGCCCTGCTGGTCGTCAGAGCGCTAGCTGAGCCTGGCTTCCGTGCTGTCTGCATCCGTGAAGTGCAGCTAACCCTGAAAGACTCAAGCAAGCGCCTGATTGAGGACACCATCAACGAGCTGGGCGTTGGCAGCAGCTTTGAGGTTCTGCACGATCAGATAAAGACCCCAGGCGATGGCGTCATCATCTTCAAGGGCATGAGTGACAGCAACGCAGAGAACATAAAATCTCTCGAGAATTTCAGCGTTGCTTGGGTTGAGGAGGCGCAAAGCCTGTCAGCCCGAAGCCTGTCGCTGTTACGCCCAACGATACGCACACCAGGCAGCAGCCTGTGGTTCAGCTGGAACCCCAGACGCAAGTCAGATCCTGTAGATATGCTGTTCCGTGGGGCCGAGATACCCACTGACGCAGTGGTTGTTCGCGCTAACTACGAGGACAACCCGTGGTTTCCGCAGGTACTGGAGCAGGAACGGCAAGACTGTCTGCGCATGAACCCTGAAGAGTATCCGCACATCTGGCAGGGTGAGTACATGCAGATCCTTGCTGGTGCCTACTACGCCAAGTCCATCAACGAGGCCAAGCTTGCCGGCAGGATAGGCAAGGTTGCACCAGACCCGCTGCTGCCATACAAGCTGTCTATCGACATCGGCGGCACTGGTGCAACCTCTGATGCCTTCGCCATCTGGGTGACGCAGGACGTAGGCATGGAAGTGCGTGTGCTGGACTGCTATGAGGCACAAGGGCAGCCACTGGCCACACACCTGGAATGGATGCGCAGCCGTGGCTACAGGCCAAGCAACAGTCAGATTTATCTGCCCCATGACGGGGTTCAACAGGACAAGGTATATGCAGTCAGCTATGAGTCTGCGCTGCGTGATGCTGGCTATGATGTGACAGTGGTCAAGAATCAGGGCAGAGGCGCTGCAATGGCCCGCGTAGAGGCTGCTAGACGCCTGTTCCCAAGCTGCTGGTTCAACGATGCCACCACCAGCAGCGGCATAGATGCACTAGGCTGGTACCACGAGCGCAGGGATGAGAGCAGGCAGGTTGGTTTAGGCCCAGAGCACGATTGGTCTAGCCACCTTGCGGACGCATTCGGATTGATGGCTGTAGTGGCTGAGCAGCGAGCGGACAGATGGGACAGGCACACACAGGACCGCGTCACTCAGTGGCGCGGCACCAGGGCAGATGAAGAACTGAGGGGTTACAGCCGTGGCTGATGAGATGATTGCGATACTGCAGCAAGAGCTTGCAGACGCTTACAACAGCGAGCTGGACAGTGTGCAGTCCATGGCACTGGACTACTACAACGCAGTACCAGGGCATGTCCCAGCAGGCTGGAGCAGCCTTGTCAGCCCTGATGTGCGTGATGCACTTGAATCAACCATGAGTGAGATTACGGGTGCAATCAATCCAAACGAGCCGCTAGCCTTCTTCACGCCAGTTGGCGAAGAGGACATACCGCAGGCAGAGCTGGAGACGCAGGCAGTACATAACGTCATCTTTGACCAGAACCGTGGCTTCATACTGCTCGAGACAGCCTTCAGGGATGCACTGCTGCAGCGCTATGGCGTGATTCGGGTAGGTATGGCCAATAACAGGGTTCAGCTGCACAGTGTGCCGCCTGAAAACTTCCGCTGGAGCTACGATCTGACAGGGCCATTCCTTGAGGAGGCCAGATTCGTAGCCGAGAAGTTCTGGTATACCAGGGCGCAGCTGCGTGAGATGGGTGCCAAGAACGTAGATAAGTGCTCAATCACTGACAGCAACAGCACCAGCACCGAGATGGCTCGCGAGAGTGGCGTAGAAGGCTTTGAAACGGCTGCTAGACGCGAGGATGACAACATCCCGTGCTGGTACTGCTACCTACGCGACAACGGCAGCCAGGGTGGCTACAAGTGCTACCTGATCAACAACAACCTGATCCTGAAGAGTGAGCGCGTTGACTTCCTGCCCTTCGCTGCTGGTGTCTCGACCATCAGGCCGCACCGCTTCGATGGCGTCAGCCTGTTTGACCGAATCGCACCATTGCAGAGTACAAAGACCTACCTGCTACGGCAGCTGGCTACCAATGCCCGCCTGGCCTCTCAGGTGCGTCTCGCCATACGTGACAGAGGCGTCAACCCAGATGACCTGCTCAGCGATGAGCTGAACCCGATCATCCGTTGCAGTGGCTTGCCCAGTGAAAGCCTTGTGCCGCTGCCCTCGCAGGATGTAACCAGCCAGCTGCTGGCTACGCTGCAATGGATGGATGGCATCAGGCGTGATGATGGTGGCGCATCCATCGACATGAACAGCCCACAGATGACCGTGGCCAACCAGTCAGCCCATGCGGTAGAGCGTGAATACAGCTTCCGTGAGTTGCAGGCATCAGCTGTACTGCGCACCCTTGGCGAAACCCTGATACGCAGCCTGTACCTGATCGTTCACGCCACACTGCGCAGCGCAATGGGCCAGATGCTGGTGCGTGGTAATGACAGGTTCGCAGCCGTCAGCCCTGCCCAGTTTCCCCAGCGTGGTGACCTGCTGGTCGATATCGGCAGCACCATGGGAACCAAGCTGCGCAACCAGAATGCGCTTGCCCAGATCGTGCAACAACAGATGCTGGTGCTGCAGACAGGTGGCAGCGGCCTGCTGGTGGGGCTGGATAACATCTACCTTGCCCAGGTGGAATACGCCAAGGCAGCTGGGCTGAAGAATCCCGAGCTGTACTGGACAGATCCACGCAGCCCGGAGGCGCAGATGCAGGCACAGCAGCAGGCGATGGCAGCCCAGGCTGAGAAAGAGGCAGCCGCAGCACTGCAGGAAGAGTCGCTAAAGGTGCCGATCTACGTCGAACAGGCCAAGTCCGAAGGTGCGCTGATGAAGCAGCACGTGGACAGCCAGCACGAATTGATGATGAAAGAGCTCGAGCTTAAGCAGAAGTACTTCGAAACCATCGTCAAGAATCAGGCTGATGAGCGCGCACTGGATATCAAAGAGATAGAGGTGCTGCTGCAGCAGTCCACATCAATGGCCGAGGATGAAGTCGGTGAAGCAACTGTCTGATTTCACCAAGCTGGAGTGGGAGGCACTGTGGACAGAGTACGAGAAGTACATGTCTGCCGAGTTCCTGACCACTGACAACCCCCTGCTGCTGCATCAGAGACTGATCGCAGCCAGGGATCTCAAGTTCTGGCTGGAGCATCTAGCAGATGTCTAAACTGGAAGAAGTAGAAGCCCTGTTACGTGGAGAGCAACCCGATGAGCGTGAATCTGAAGGAATACCTGCAGAACCAGAAGACGCACCCGAGTCAGAGCCAACCGGTGAAGACGAAAGCGCCCAAATCCAAGAAGCCCAAGCCAAGCCAGCCGAGCTAAAGGTTGGCGACATCGCCGACAAGCTGGGCCTGAGCAAGTCTGAGGTGTATGAGCTGCTCAAGGTGAAGCTGCCTGGTGGGCAGGAATATACCCTTGCCAATCTCAAGGATATGGCCGCACAATCACACATAGCGGATGAGAGACGCACCCGCGATTACAACGCCATGATGGTCGAGCGTAAGCAGACCAGGGAACTGGCAGAGCATCTCGGGCAGTTTGACCCAGCTATCAAGGCAAAGGTCGAAGCCCTATCCCAGCAGCGCCAGCAAGCAGAGATGCAGGCACTGCGAGCAGTCTTACCGGAGTGGGATACTCCCGCAACAGCAGCCAAGGAAATCGACGCAATCACCAAGTACGCATCTCAGTACGGGATCGACAAAGGTGAGCTAGATGTCCTGGTTACTGACCACAGGCTCCTCAAGCTCATTAGAGATAATGCAGTTCGGCCTGTCACAGCTCCTCCAGCGCCCCGTAGCACGGCACCGCGCAGGCAAGAGCCAACTGGCAGCACCAAACAGGACAAACTGTCCGCAATTTCTCGTTTGATTGGAGCGTAAACCTCATGGCTACAACCGACTACCTTAGCAGTAATGACCTGAATACCATCGCCCGTGGCGGCGTGGTCAATGAATCTGTCATGCAGAAGATCTGGGACATTTCCAAGATCCCGCTGCCCTTCACCGACATGATTGGCACTGCCTCGCATGACAACAGCTACACCAGCTGGGTGCAGGATGCGCTGCAGTCCCAGAACCTCTCCAACGCTGCAGTAGACGGGCAGGATATCTCCAGCTACGTCAACATCGCCCCAAGCCCTCGTGTGGGTAACCACAGCCAGATCAGCACCAAGGCTGTTGCAGTGTCTGAGCGTGCGCAGAGCGTTAACGCCATCGGCGGCAACTCACTGGCCTATCAGCTGATGATGCGCCAGCAGGAGCTCAAGCGCGATATCGAGGGCATCATGCTCACTGGTCAGGCCTCTGTGGCTGATGACGGCAACACCACTGCAGGCAAGTCCGGTGGTCTGGCCAGCTGGCTGACCACTAACATCAGCCTGGGCGCTACCGGTACTGCTGGCGGCTACAACACCGGCACCGGCCTGACTGTGGCACCAGCACCAGGCACCAAGCGCGCAGCTAGCGAGGAAGTGCTGCGCGATCTGCTGCAGAGCGTCTGGACTAACGGCGGCAACCCGACATCGGTAATGTCTGTTCCTGCTGTGATTCGTGGCATGTCCGAGTACATGTTCACCAGCACCGCCCGGATTGCCACCCTGATGAGCGACAGCGGCCAGAGCAAGTCTGCTCAGGTGGCAAAGGGCAGCGTGAACGTGTTCGTAAGTGACTTCGGCATCACTGTCGAGATGACTGCTAACCGTCTGCAGCCTGTTGAAACCACTGGTCAGGCTACCCTGTTCATCCTTGATCCGGGTCTGATCGAGCTTAGCTACCTGAAAGCCCCTCATGTTAGCCCTCTGGCTAAGGATGGTCTGGCTGACAAGCGGCTGATGTCGGCTGACTGGACTCTGAAGGTGCTGAACGAGAAAGGCCTCGGGGCCTATTTCGCCATCGACACTGCAGAAGCCTGGGTGGCTTAAATGGATGAGCGCCTGCGCCTCAACGAGTTCCTGCGCACTACCAACGGGGTGCGTAGAACAGACGGGTTGCGTTGGGCGCTGTCCATACCTGAAGAGGATCATGCTGTGCTGGTGCGGCTCAACCCCGCACTGGCCAGCAAGGACCCAGTTGAGCGTACAAAGGCGTGGAAAGCCTTCATGGCTGCGCCTGAGTCGCTTCCGTACAGAGTATTCGACAAGGTGGGATAGATGACTTACGCACAGCTCTCAGCATATCTACAGGCGTACCTAGTCACCAATGACCCCGTAACCTTGGGTAACACCAACAACTTCCTGAGCCTTGCGGCGAGCCGTATCAAGTCAGATACACGCAATGCTCTGATCGAGCAGAAACAGGCTTTCACGCCTGCAGCCTCGATGCAGATTCCTACTAATTTAGTAGCGATTAACTACCTTTTAGTAGACGGCGAAAACATCCTGTATGCCAGCCCGGCTACCTTCAGCGAGGTGCAGGCAGACAGCAAGTGTTTCACGCTGGTAGCTAACTCCATCCTGGTATCCACCCCGCTGCTTACCGCTACATCTGGTGAGCTGGTCTATTACGCAGCCAGCGCTGACGATCAGCTGGCAGGATCACTGCCACACCTGTTCCTTCATGCCGCTGCTGCAGAGGCGTACTGGTATCAGGGCGACACAGAGACAGGCAACAACGAGCTGGCGCTGTACCAGGGCGATGCGCGGTCGGTTACTGGCTGGGATGTGCAGGGCAAGACCATCACGCTTGGAGGAGGTGCCAAGTGGGCCGCCTCTGGATTCTAGCCGTGCTGCTCCTGACAGGCTGCACGGTCACTTATGTCAGCACCACTGACAGCGAGCCGGTAACTATTCAGCAGGGCGAGAAGCACGCGAATGAAAAGGACTAACTCTTTCTACGGCCCATCCAAGCGTGTCTTTACCGCTGGCGAGTGGCTGTTCAGCAAGCTGCGTGGAGGCGCTCCAGCCTTCAATCCAGCATCTCTAAACCCAGTCGTCTGGTACGACCCCAGCGACCTCTCTACGCTGTTCCAAGACAGCGCTGGCACTATCCCTGTTACTGCCGCAGGGCAGGCTGTGGGGCTGATGCGTGACAAGTCAGGCAACAACTACCACGCCAGCCAAGCCACCAGCACCGAGCGGCCACTGCTGCAAACTGACGGCACTCATTGGTGGCTGCAAGGCGATGGCCTAGACGACTTCATGCAGACCGGCAACATCGACCTGACGGCAACGGATAAGGTGAGTGTGTTTGCTGGGGTGAGCAGACCCAGCAACAACTCGAGGATGTGGGTTGAACTCGGCAATGATGCAAACGGCGGTTTCTATGTTTTTAATGATAACCAACTTAGGGTTATCAACGAGATAGGCGTAAAACAGGCAGACGCCGGCACCTTTTATACAAACAACACATTGAGCGAACCAAGCAATTTGGTGTCGGCATCTGTAAAAATTAGCTATGCAGGCACCAGCAGCCCAGTATCGCTGCGGCGCAATGCTGTAAACATACCTATGCAAAGTACGGTCGGCCCAGCTGGAGTATTTGGTAACCTGCCACTTTACCTCCTGTCCCGAGGAGGCACCTCCGCATTCAACAGCGGCAACCTATACCCCCTCATCATCGTCCCACGCCTCACCACCGATGAGGAAACCAGCAATACCGAGAAGTGGGTAGCGGAAAAGACTGGCGTGACGCTGCCCACCTTTGTTGCGAGGTATGACTACAGCACCCCAGCAAGCGGCACTATCCCCACCGCTGGGCAGTTGATTCACTCAGACAACGTGATCAACAAGTGGAACATCAGCCGCACTGATCTGGATGGCAATGTCATTACTGGTGACTTCCTTGAGAATGGCGACACCATGGTGCTCAACGGCGTTACCTACACGCTGGAGGCCGAGCAGTTCTTCACGGACTACATCGCCCTGACCATTGAACCAACCACACAGCAGCCTGACGGCACCTACACAATCGGGGTGTATACATGACCAGCTACATCTATTTCACCCCAGCTACAGACGTGGCTGAGGTCAACCAGATCGCAGAGGATAACGGCTACGGCCCTGACAGCCTCAGCATCGAGCTAGTCAACACTGTGGATAACTCTGACTGGTACGGCACTCATAGCTTCGTGAATCTGCTGCAAGCCACGCCTACACTGTGGCAGGTACCGGGCGTGGTTGTGATTACCGAGGAGTACCCAGACGGTGAGCCAGTTGATAACTGGAACGATGCACTGGCTAACAACAACCTTATTCAACCTGTAGTGGAGCCGCTCTAATGGCACTCGAAGACCTCACTGGCCCAAGTAAGTACATCAGCAATCTGGTGCCGAGTAACCCACCCGGTACTGATCCACTGAGCCAGGCGGACGATCACATTACCGGCATCAAGAATGTGCTGATCAACAGCTTCCCCAATATCACTGGTGCAGTCACCATGACGCAGGGTCAGCTCAACGGCACAGAAGCCACTGTGACGCCCACTGCTGCGCCGGGGGACAACAGCACCACCAAGGCCAGCACAGCGTTTGTGGCGGCTGCAGTAGCGGCTATCCCACCGACCCCATCTGTAGGCGTAGGGCAGACATGGCAGGATTTGAAAGCATCCCGTGCCTTCAATACCAGTTACACAAACAGCACAGGCAAGCCGATCATGGTGTCTGTGTCTACGGTCAACAGCAGCCAGAATGTTGGCTTCAATGTGATTTGCGGGTTTGTGACCATCTACACTGACCCAAGCACAGCTAGCGTATCGAATGGCTGTACATTCCTGGTGCCGGACGGGTTCGGCTACCGCATCGACTGCGACCGCACACTGGCCACCTGGGCGGAGCTGCGCTGATGCCTTGGCAGACTACGGATCAGAGTATCTCGGCTTGGGAGATTGACAACTCCCCTGCCTCGCTGCCCCCCAATACTGCCGACCAGATCAGTAACGTCGACTTCTATGCTGGGCAGGCGCGGTCACTGCCAGCACTGAGCACGGTAACCACCCCGAGCACCCCACCGGTAACCATGGATACCTTTGCCGGTAACAACTCCATCTACCTAGGCTATGCTGGTGCAGGCGGTGCCTATGCATGGGGCAGCGACAACGTACACAAGAACATCACCGCAACCACCGGGCAGAGCACCAGCACCACATGGGACAGCACCCCGTTCGGAGCATTCTGGGTGGCTACCAATGGCGTTGCTACCGAGCAGCCCCACGCCATCAGCACAACTACTGTGCAGAGCGACGGCAAGATGACTCCGCTGCCGGGGTGGAATGCTGTTGATGCAGGTGGGCCGGCAACACCAGTGCGCAGCTGCCAAGTCATCAGGGCGCACCGTAACCTGCTCTGGGCGGCTAACTTCATCGAGAATGGTATCGCCTACCCTACCCGCGTCAGATGGTCAGCCAGTGCTCCTACAGGTGCTCTTCCTGCTACGTGGGGCGTACAACCAGCCAATGACGCAG